TCTGCGTGATGTGTCTGAGGGCAAGCCGGGCTGGATGTCTGCGCTTGGCAAGCTTGAAGCTATGGGTATGGAGGCAGATGCTACGACACGCCGTGCGCAGTACAACAGCTACATTAACCAAGGTTTGTCTGAGATGGAGGCAACACTGTTGGCGCTGGAGTCAATGAACTTCAACAAGCGAGGCGCGTCCCCATCAATACATGTAGCCAATGCACTGATACCGTTCTTCAACGCACAGATTCAAGGTCTGAACGTGTTGTACAAAGCGTCAATGGGCAAAATGCCTTTCAACGATCAACTGCGTATCCGTGAAAAGATGTTACAGCGTGGTGCCATGATGGCCGTGGCCAGCCTTGCCTATGCCGCTTTGATGCAGGACGACGACGCGTACAAGAACGCTACCCCTGACCAAAAATACGGCAACTGGTTTGTGCGCATTCCGGGTTTGGATGAGCCTGTACGTATACCAGTTCCGTTTGAAGTTGGTTACATTTTCAAAGCGTTGCCTGAGGCGTTGTACAACAGCATGGTCAATGAGCATGGCGGCGAAGAAGCTGTGCAAGCGTTCAAACAAATTCTGCTTCAGACAATACCCGGCGGTTCGTCATACGGCATACCGCAGATAATGAAACCCGCTATTGAAGCCGGGCTTGGCAAGTCGTTCTACACAGGTAGGGATATTTTGTCTGCGCGTGAGAAGCAGCTACTGCCGGAAGAACAGTTCCGCGCCAACACATCAGAGTTGGCCAAAAGTGTTGGTAAAGCACTGGGCATCTCCCCCATTGTGTTTGAGCAGCTCATCAGTGGCTACACCGGCACTATGGGTACAGCGTTCATGCACGCACTCAGTGTGGGCATACCCGCAAGTGAAACCCCTGAGCAAGCTGTTAAGCGGCTGTCAGACTACCCTATTGTTGGTGGTGCGTTCCAACCCAATGACGCTGGCGGCATCATCAACAACGTGTACGAGCGCATGAACGAGAACCTCAAGGTTAAGCACACGTTTGACCAGATGGTGAAAGAAGGCAACATGTCTGGCGCAATGGGTTTACTGCAACGTCGCGGCAATGAGTACATGCAAGCCGATATGGCCAACAAGTTTAAAGCCAACATGAATAAGTTGACTCAAGCTGAACGGGCGATTGCCGCATCAAACATGTCGCCAGAAGAAAAGCGTGCGCAACTCGACAGTATCAGGAAGATAAAGATCGCCGTGGCGGAGACTGTGAGACAGGTTTCCGATAAAACCATACACCTATCAACCCCTTTCTGATACCAATAAAGGATTGAGTCCGGTACTTGTAAGGAACTGAGGCGCGTAGCCCCAGTTCCTTTATCTTTACGACATCCAACCCGGGAACAAAAAACCCCTCCCCCGGTTTAAGTGTCGCCCACGGATAGATTATTTCCATTGAACTGCTCTTCCTCAAAAGTTATGTGCATAGCGTTGACGCGCATGGATGGGCCGTTGGTCTTGCCCAGCATATCTTTCTTGGAGTACTTGACGCGAAACATCTTCTCCATCTGCTTCTTAAAGTCATCGTAGCTAAAGCTCATGCTGACGCAATGCTTCCTGAGAAGTTGTTCCTCAATGTAATACTCTCTGAATCCATCTGCAAGCGTCCCATGCTCAACACGTCCAAGTACTTTTGATCTGGTGAGCGACTTGTCAACAGACTCGCCATCCCCCCATGCGGCCATCAGGCGACCCTCAGCTTTCTTAATGATGATGAAGCTTCCGTAGTTGTCTCCGGTGTAGGCGTTCAATACATCCTCAGCGGTGCGCACACTGCCACGGATAATGCCACGGGCTTTCTCAACAACAAGCTTAAGCGCATCAATAACTTTCTGCACCTCTACATCAATGATACCGGCGTAGTCCCTGCGAAGAAGCACAGCCGCCGCAACAATGACCGTGCAACCAGCGTGCCAGTAGCGTTCGTCATCATCGAAGTCCATGACCTTTTTCAAGTGCTTGTGCGTCTTGGCTACAACTTGTTCTGCAACGTGCTGGTTCTTTGTCAGCCACCTGATCCACGCTTCTCCAGCCACGCCATAGTTGTGCTTCATCTCCAACAGAATTTCACGTTCTTGCGGAGTCCATTCCAGTTTGACGTTTGGATTCCACTCCAGCATACGCAGAAGCTCACCGTTTGAGCTGAACTTCCTTGCCCCTGCCATGTAGTCTGTCAGGCTTTCGTTGGAAGTCATGGTGCACGTTGTCTTCCATGTCGTGTTGTTGATGCGTTCTTTGTTTGCACCAGACTCCATACGCTCCTTGCCCTGCGCTTCAGCAAAGTCAAAGATAAACGTTGGTGCCCACTCCATGTTGGCACGTTGGGTGTTTGTGATCTCGTCAATCAGAAGCGGCATGCTGTTAAGCAGACCTGCACGTTGCTGCATTGCAACCGGAGATGTGCCCTTACCTGTTCTGTACCGCAGTGGGTGTCCCCACACGCCAGCCTTTGCGCTCAGCACCAGTGATTTACCAGTACCAGAATGGCGTGAACCAATGTGCCACACAAACCCCTCGTACTCCGTGAACCGCATCAGTGGTGCACCGAACGAATCCAGACACACAGCCAGCGCGGTATTCATGCCGGGCTTGTTCACGAATATGGTCTGCCACAACTCACGCCACTTATCTATACTGCCAGCCCCCGATGTGTTGCGGTTGATGTTCTCAAGGCCGGGCATCGGGACGCGGGTCTCTCCACCATCTTTGCTGAACACGCGGTGGTTGTAAACAAAGCTGTCGTTCTCTTGCCAACCACATTGGTACGGCACAACGATGGGCTTCTTGGACTGCGATGCCTCACCTACACAAGCGCGTACATACTCATAAAGCTGTTTGTCGAAGCCAGCAAATGTGGACACGATGTTCTGGCTTGCCAGCCACTTGAGAGTCTCGTCCTTGCTCACGATTGATTTCTGTGGGAAGTTAAGTGTCAGCACGCCTTCGGGACGCACAGCGGCCATGTGAACCAGATGGTCTTCCTCCATCTTAAGCAGGTCAACCACAAACAAGTCGTACGGAACAAGCTGCGTAGTCTTCTTGGATTTCTTGCCGTCCTCGTCTTCATCAATCCTTACAAAGTACACACCGCCGTTCTCGCCGTAGCTGTACCCACGTGGTGGAGGAGGGCGCTTGACTGCATCAATGTGTTCTGGTTCGTCGCTGTCTCCTGCATCCTCAAGCGCAAAGAATTCTTCTTCTACAAAGTCTTCGCTGACAGTATTTAGCGGTATGACTTTCTCTGTGTTGTCAACCTTGATCTCCCTGCCAAGGATCAGCGGATTTGTAATCTTCCCCCAGTGTGGACAACTTGTGCATATCCCGGGGTTCAGCGAGTCTAATGCCAAGCAAGAGTACGGCCCTTTGATCTCAGCCAACTTCTGGTGCATGCGCTCGTGTGGGTACGGGTGCAGGTCGCTTAGCTTAATCGCGTGTTCCATACCATCATCACAGACCTTAGCCCATGACAGCAACGCCCTCCAGATAGGTTCTTTGCCGTCCTCTTGGGCTGTGGCAACGTAGTCAGCAATCTGGGCGCAGTGAGGTTGGAACTCGGCAAAGACTGTGCGGCTGTTCTGCATCATCTTGATCTGTGCAGTTGTCTTCACGTTCTTTGGCCGCGCCCCCGGCAACATGATGGGGTCAGCTTGCGGTGGTGCCTTCTCCTTGAGGTTGGAGTTAATGACTTCAGCAAACGCATCAAAGTCAAACAGGTCGCCTTCCATCAACAGCTTTACAGGAAGAGGTTGCACATACTTCTTCTTGTGGTTCTTGGTGCCCGGCACCCGCATCAGCCTAGCCGCATCTGCGGTGACAGCCATGTCGATGACCATACCTTCTTGTTTGCATAGAAGTTTTATGTTCTGCGCAACAGGTCGCCATTCAGCAATCGTCATGTCGCGGGACATCGGCCAGTAGCAATGCAGTCCCCCACCTGAACCAACAATCCACGGTTTGCCGAGCGCATCAAGCCCGACCTTTGCCATGAACGCATCCAGCGCCAGTACTGCATCTTTCTTTGATGCGTACCCGTCCAAGTCAACAAAGAAAGACTTTACGTGCGTAGCTTTGTCAGCTTCGCGCTTCTTTCCATTGAAGCATGAGACAGCGTAGAAGATGTCGCAGTTATCGTTGTTCCAGTTGTCTATGTGGGGGTGCAGTTCCTCGATTGTGTCCGTGAACACATGTTGTTTTCTTTTCGTGAGTTCTACCGCGCAATACGAGCCTAAACCCGGAGACGGCAAAACCACCGCTAGGAACTCAAGCGGAGTCATGTCTATCCTTTGGGTTATTTGAAGTCGTCGTTAGCGTGTGCTACGCCTTGCTGAAAACCTTCTTCAAAGCCGTCTTGATAGATTGATTCTCTGGCATCAATAAAACCAGCCAAGCGTTCTACAAGCGTCTCAACCCAGTCCGGTGGAACTTTGTCGAAGCCCGTGATGTAGATGTAGCGCAGAAGTTCGTTGTTACTCAGTTGCTTAGGTTGAATGCCTTGCATGTTTTTCTCCAAGCCTCGTCGGCTGTGCTTGATGTTTGTAGGATTTTGAGAAGTGAGCTTGCCGATGGCCGGTAAGCTACAAAAACTTCGCCGCCGCCGAACCAGTTGTAAACAGATTGGCGTGAAACACCAAGTGCTTGAGAGATTCTTACGACAGAAAAGTTGTGGTGAACAGCCCAGCGCCCGAGTTGGTTACCCAACGTCTTCGGCGCTTTCATGACCATGTTGATTGTTTGTTGTGAGTAAGCCATGTTGTAAGGGGCCGAAGCCCCCTCCTCCTTAGTCTTCTTCCCAATCGTCAACCATTGCCGCCAAGTTTGATTTCTTGGCAGGCACGGCATTCGGCTTCTTCTCTTCCTTACGCACAGTAGGCTCTTCGCTTTCTTCCTCCACAGCAGGCGCGGCCTTGGCTTTCTTTGCCTTGGGTGCTGGTGCTGGCGGTTCTTCTTCCTCAGCCACTTCAGCCACGGCAGGACGTTTGCCAGCAATAGCCAGAGGAGCCGCCACCGTAGCGGGTTTCGGCATAGTCATAGAAACGGCACGCTGGGCTTCGGGAGAAGCGGCTTTTGCGGAGACTGTCTCATACTCGTCATCGTTCAACCAGCGCATCTCTTTGAAGAACAGCTTCGGGCTTTCCGACTTGGTATCAAACTTCAGACGCGTCACGACCAAGCTGGGGTCAATAGGGTCTTGTTGCGCCATCAACCACTTGACGTACGCCTTCAACGGACGGTTGTCACCTTCACCATCACCAAAGATGGACTTAGCTGGCAGAGTCAACTGGAGAATGTCGCCATCCATATCGTTGGCTAACACTACGGCAACACGTTGCTGGAAGCGGCATGCGCGGCTGTTGTTCTGACCAGACCCTGCAATATTCTGTGGGCAGTCTTTGCAGTTGGCGTGCTGTTTGTTACCCGCATCAATAGAGGGGGTCTTACCATCAGCCGACCAGCAGTCAGGCGCAGACACCTCACCATCGTAGGACTTGGCGTAGAACACGCGGCCAATGTCTGGCGCAGCGGCAACGAACACAACGTCCAGATAGCGTTCTTCGATTGAAGCGATCTCTTTACCGCCGCTGTACAGACGGAACACGCCGCCTTTGATTGAGATACGTTTGGATGTATCTACGTTGTTGCCAGCCAGAGCTTTAGCAACTGAGGACATGCCCTCACGATTCTTTGCAAACGCGGGTACGTTTGCTTTGTTAAAAAGCGTCACATTAGTCATGTGATATTTCTCCTGATTACTTGGTTGGTTTGCGAACAGAGATTGCGTACTCAGTCATTGAGTTCAATCCGGGTGGTACGAGGCCGGGGTTATCTTCAAGAAATGTTGCCATGTTGGTCTGCGCAATACGCTTCTCCAACAAGTCAACGGCTTCGTGTTGAAGCACGAATGTCTTGAATGAATCCCAGTCTTGTGTGTTGTAGCGTGTCTTTGTTGACAACACCACAGTGCCTTGGTCAGTGCGCACAGAGGACATGCCCAGTGCAAGCATCTGATCTTTGAGTGCGATCTTCACGGTGTCTTGTTGCCGCTTGATTTCCTCAACTTCGTTTTCGTACGCTTGAGTCAGCTCTTGAATTCGAGCCGCCATCTTACGGTACACCTTAGCCAACTTGTCCATAGGGACAGTGGTTAATTCGTTGTGCTCCTCTTGTGCGGGAGCGTCATCGTCTATTGTTGTAGTCACTTGCTTCTCCTGTTGTTTTGTCTAACGTTTAACATCATACACGGAACAAAATCCAATGCAACTCCTTTCTTTAAATATTTTTTACTTCGCTGTCAAACATGTTTACAAGCAGTTTATGCTCGTCAACTTTACCCTCCATAGCCTTGAATAGTTTTTTCTCAATCGGGCTTGACTCAATGTGTACCACAGTAACTTTGTCAGAGTCTTGACCTTTGCGATCAGCGCGAGCGATACATTGCGTGTACATCTCCACGCTCATCAGTGGCCCAAAGAACACAACAGTGTCTGCGGCAGTTAGGGTAATCCCGTGCGCTGTTGCTTGTGGTTGCAAGACCAGCACGCGTATCCTGTCAGTGGTCTGAAAGTCGCCGATGATCTGTCCACGTTTGCTGGCGCTCACGTCGCCATGAATCTGTCCCACGGCATAGCCTTGCTTGCTGAGGTGCGTCACTATGGTGTCGATGCTGGAACGGAACAACGCAAAGATGATGACTTTGCGTTCAGTCTCCTCAAGCACTTCGTCCAGCACGTGTAGGCGAGGAGATGCGTCGAACTCCACAACCTCCCTGTCGTCTGTGTACGCGGCACCGCAGGATATTTGTAGCAGCTTGTTTACCGCAACACCCGCGTTGACTGCGCTGATGATTTCCCCTGCCGCACGCACCATCATCTGCTCTTTCAGCATTCGATAGTATTTGTTTTGTTGTGGTGTCATTGGCACTTCGCGTGTCACTGTGATTACTGGCGGCAAGTCAAGGCACTGATCTTTTGTGAAACGAATTGCTGGTTGCAGTGCTTCGTACACCAGTGGCCGTGCGTTATCTTTTGGTGCCCACTTGAACATGCTGATCTTGTTCATCACCTTGTCGCGCCACGCTGTCTGAAACTTCGGCACACCGCTTGGGTTAACCAAACGTGCAAGGCCATACGCATCAACAGGCGATTGCGATGCAGGAGTGCCAGTCATCATCCACAGGTATGTCTCAGGCTTGATGATTGATGCCAGCGCTTTCCAACGCCGTGTTGATGGGTTCTTGTAAGCGTTGGCTTCGTCAACAATAATCAAATCAAAGCGGCCATCGTTTCGTATCTCATCAGCGATTAGGTTCAGTCCATCGTAGTTTGCAATGACGATCTCGTAGTCACGTTGAATCATCTCTATGCGGCGTGATGCTTGTTGATGGTGGGCAACGATGGCGCTTCTGTGCATGGTGCTGTTCATGATGTCGCCCATCCACGCGCTGTGCATGATTGATAGAGGACACAGTACCAACACCCTGCGTACTTCTGAACGTTCCATCAAGTAGTCAGCCGCCCACAATGCAGACAGCGTTTTACCAGTGCCGGGGTCGTTAAAACAGAACGCTCTGCGATGCAATGTCAAGAATGCCGCTGTCTCAATCTGGTGAGCCATAGGCTTATACTTGCCCGGCCAACCATAACGTCCTTTGATTGGCGATGGCACATCTTTGACACCGAGGTTTTTAAGTACCCTGCTTTCATCAAGCCCCCAGTACACAGCAACCTGATAGATGCCATCTTCTTCGCTGAGTACCTTGTGTTTTGGAATGATGCTGTATTTGTTTGGGTCACGTGTGCGCAGTATCAGCGCCTTGTTGTCAACTATTTCCATGTTCTCTTCCCAATAAGTAGTAGTGCAGTGCCGCGTCCATCTCCATACGGTTTATTATTTCGTGACTAACTAATTTTCTATTTGCCAACTCTTGTGCAACTCTTGCAATGTCATCGAACCTGCGTTCGTACATCTCGTCCAACGTCACGTTGCGAGCACCAAACCTAACCATCCACAGGTTGCGCAGTGTTTCAGTTGCTACGTGTTCAAGGCCTGTACGCATACGCATGTGTAACTCCAGCGTTGTTGGCACGTCTGCCCACCCCGTAGCGTACCGCCCTGTTGCTTTGTATTTCAACGTACTCATGCGTCCTCCTTCAACCGCGCCCACGGCGTGTTGCTGGCGTGGAACTCAACTTCTTCCATGAGTTTGTTTCTGTGGAGTCTTCCCGATGCGTCCATCCAGAACTCTTCTTCTAGCTCAGACACGTCTACCCACTTATCCTCAAACTTTATACGCCACATATCTACCAGTCTTGATAGTGGGATGGCATACGCTTCACGTTTGTTGGGGTCGTCTACGCCGCGCATGTTGCTTACTATTGTTGATCTTTGTTTTACTAGTCCTTGTCCCCCATACGAACTCCCTTGAATAACTCCTGCAAAAATTTGTTTTTGTAGTTTTCGGCTTTCTTCCTCGTATACCCAATCTAATTTATCTTTTAGTTGTTGACCTAAGTCTTTCATTCTTCCCATTTGCTTCTCCTGTTATTGCTCTGGCATGCGGCACACGTACCGCGCTCTGTCTGTTAAAAAATGGACTTCAACTTCTCCGAGTTGTTTAAGTCTCTTGAACGCACTGCTAAAGAACTCGTCTCCCTCTAATGTTTCTAAATCTATCCACTTGTTTCCAAAACGTGCTTCCCACACATCAATCAACCTGCTGACAGGAATATTGAACGCTTCGGATTCAAGCATTGCAGTTGTGACTTCACTGTCAACAAACGCCTTTGCGCGAACTACACCGCTACTTAATGCTGTGGTCAGACTTCCGTGCGAAGCTGCGGTTACTTGAAGCGGACTTGACACTGAGATTGCTGCGCTTTGTAGTCCCGCCTTTAGATAAGGGCTGCTTGTGATCGACATCTTTTCCATCTCCTTTGTGTACGAGTCCTTCTTTCATAAGCATTGCGCGTGCTTTGTTTCGAGCGGCTCGTTTTTTAATGATTTCTGGTTTTTGTTCGTACTTGGCATACGACGGACGGTCTTCTGGATTTTTATAAGGCATGAG